CGCTTCGGATTCCCGCTGAATCCGCCGGACCAGCCCTTCGCGCAGTTCGATTTCCTCTTCGGAGACGGGCGGCGCGAGTTCGCCCCAATCATCGGCCGGCACGAGCTGAATGCCCATGTCCGACTGGCGCTCCTGATTGATAACCTGATGGACAGGTTCCCGAACCTTGTTGATGGTCAGACACGGCCGCGCAGGAACAGGCGGCATGCCGGCGACGCCTTGCTGCGCTTGGCGGTTCTTGAGGGTTTCCGCATCCCACTGCTTTTCCCCGCCGGCGTAGAAGGCGAGATCATCGAGGACGCGCTTGCGTTGCTTTTCGCTGGCGGCTTGACCTTGTTCGAAGCGCTCCCGCGCGATGCGCAGGAATTCTTTCGTGTTGCGCTCTTTCACGTTGCGCGGTGTGGGCTCAGGCATGTATCACAAACAATCGGCCCTGTCGATGCCAACGAATATAGCGAGCACCTTTTGCTACTAATTGCCTTGAACGAGCCGCACTGATGCCAAACGCCTCCCCGACCTGCTGATGTGTAAACCCGACCGCCTTCAACCCGTACGCTCGCAACGCACGGATCTTGGATCGACGGCTCACTTCTCGCGCCTCAGCCGGTCGTACCGATTGCCGCGCGTGTGTTCTGGCGCCTTCGCTGATGTGTGCGAGAATTCACTGAGCTGCTTGTCAGTCATCGAGGCGCGCACTTTCTTCGCCATCGGGAAGTCGGCGCCGTGCTTCGCCGCGGCCATTAATCGACGCTGGGCTTGGGATTTAGCAGGCATGATTGCTCCCAACATAATTCAGAACACCACATCCGTCCAGTAGGCACTTGCGTATTCGAAAGCAGTAAACGCTGCCATTCTTCGATGCCTCCGATTCGTGGCACCGCAGCGCCGCAGCGAACACAGACGTTAAGGGATTTACCTGGCACGCTTTCTCTTAACTTCATTAAGAATGGCGAGATGTTTTCGGCAATACGCACCCATGAGACGTACGCACTTCTTGTCAAGACAGCGCCACCATCCACCGTGCTTTCTAGCAAAGCACATCGAACAAAAATGCGTGTGCGCTCTCATCCCTGCCATGACTTCGACGTCGGTAACCACCCGCCCTTTGGCTTGCCAGGTTGCACGGCTGTCCGCACCTTTTGCGCAAACGTCAGCGCCAGCGCATCACCTTCGTCAGGACTGTCGACGTCCCGCGCCTTCATCTCTTTTTTCGATTCCAGCCAGATCCGTTGCTTCAGATCTTCACGCAGTCCAGGTCCACACAGGTCCGTCTCCAGCCGCGGTGACGTGTCGATGGCGCCAGTGAGCAGCCAATCCTTCATCGCCGACCACATGAAGTCTCTCATAAAACGGCACTTCGCGTCCGGCGAATCGGCGCCAAAATTCACTTCCAGCACGTTCTGGTGCCCCAACACCCGGAGCCTGGTCCCAACCGCGCCCGCGATGCCAGCGGAGTCCAGGAACAGCATGGCGACTGGCTGATTGTCTGGGCCATACGTCGCGCTCAGGACGTCGGCGAGCCGGTTCGTGAGGACCGATGGGTCCCGCGTCAACTCTCCGGGGATTCGGATCGGTGGAATGCTGGCGGCATCACGGCCACGCCGGAATCGAATAACGTTGGCGTCGGCGCCACCCCAAGCCAGATCGCAACCCGCAACCAGCGGCTCGTCTGGGAGCACCACCACACGGCGCTTCTGTGCCGCGGTAACTCTTCCGGCATCAATGAACTGAGCATCCTCAGCTCGCGGCGGCAGCCCTCGCACGCGCACCCGAAATCGGTCGCTGTCTTCGCCATAATCCTCCAACTGGTCCGCGATGAGCGCTTTATTTGGGAATTTACAGGTTCTGGCATCAATCACCCACGTCTTCCACCGCTTCCCTTGACCACTGAACACGATATCGTAGAATGCACCACGCCGCCGGGTTGGATTTCCGAAGAGAAACTGCATCGGTTCCCCGTCAGTAAGCCCCCCTTCTTGTACTTCGTGGATGATATTCGGCACATTGGAATCTTCGTCGTTGATGTAGAATGAGGTGCTCGCGACATTGTGTTGTCCTGCAAACGCTTCCGAGTTGTCCGGGTCGCACGTCTGGGGGCTGCACTTCCACGAGGCCCGAAAGCCCTTCCGATACATGATCGACGTGTTGAGTTCGAACCAGTGGGCCGTCAGGCACCGCTTCACCCAGATCTCCACGTTCGCCCACGTTTTGTCTTGGAGTTGGGTGTTCGTGTTCGCGGTGATGACACCCTTGGCATCTCGGCGGGTCGACATGAGGAAAGCAACAAGCATTCCCGTAAGCGCCCCTTTACCAATCCCGTGACCGCTTGACACCGCGGCACGAATGGGCATGACAGGAGTAACGCCATTGAACTTGCGATCTTGAATTTCATCACCGAGCCACTCCAGAAACTCGCATTGCCAAGTGTCCGGTTCACGGTACGGCTGTAATGGGCCTGGCTCGCCCCAGGGGAAGCACGTCCGCACGAAGCCGAGCGGATCCTCATAGAACCCGCCCACGAGCTCGTGTAGTTCAAGTTCTGCGTTACGAGCGACCTGCAGCATCAGCCCTCGTCGCGAGTCCGTCGCGCCTGGCTCTTAGCTTTATCCTCCAGCGCCGACGTGTCGATAGGCTCGGCTTTAAAAACCGACGTGGGACAAATCAACAGATACTCGCCGACGAAGGCGCCGTCTGTCAGATTCGCTGCTTTGTGCAGAGATCGGTCGTTGCCGCATCGTTCGCACCTCACAAACTGCGGCTCCGGCAAGTCGCTCATGTTTTCGTCCGATTCCGTGCCTTGATCTCGTCCAGCTTCGCCAAGAGCGGCTCGGCCACGCTTAGTTCCACCTTCTCCGTCACAAGATTGAAATGCTTCGCTAAGGTATCGGTAACACGACACGCGCACACCGCAACCATGCTCACGCTTTCCCTCGATTCCGGCCCTTGATGGCATCCAATTTCGCCAGCAACTCATCCGACAGCCCGTGCTCCACTTTTTCAACGACCAACCCAAAATGCTTGGCTAACGTATTGAGCGCACTCATTTTATCCCACAACTTCACTTCGCGCGTGGTCTCTTGCTGTCCATCCCCGCTCACCACGTTCGTCTTGAGTGTCTTCACACTGGCCACCGTCGCCTGCACGTGATCCGGGAGCGTCTTCACCGGCTGCAAGTTGCCGTGCGCATCAAAGACCGCACCGATCCGACTGAAGCCAACATGCGCCAATTCGCGCATCGTGCGCTCGGCGGTGATTTCCTCGAGTTTTAACGCTTTTGCGCGGCCAGCTTCACGCGCCAAGGTCGTATCGGCTTTGCGCCCTTTCGGTCGCCCGCCTCGCGCGTACGAGGGATGTCCCTTCTGAAACGGCATCAGGAGCCATTATCGTATAGAAACGTAGGTAAGGCGAGTTGTTCCGCGTTCGTGAAATCTGGGGCATCCTGACGAACCCTAGAGGCAAACGCCGACAGGCCCGGATCGCGCACATCCTCAATCGAGACACCACAAACGCGGGCAATTTCAGCCCGACAGAGGGGATGCGGCCCAAGCCACGGCTCACCGAAGGCGCATGTCAACACTTTGACAGCCTTGAGCGTCATTTCTGCCTTTGAGCCAATCGCAACCGCCGTGCTGCCCGGTAGACACGATGTTTCAGCCCTTGCGCCGTAATCCTCGCCCCACAGCGGCGACACGTCATGGACCCGGCAGGGTAGTGATGCGTCGGATACGGCAAGCCGTGCGCATCGCGACAGGGAATGAGGGGTCGACCTCTCATCGGCGCACCGCCGCGAGCGCCTCGTCGTTAATCACACCAACTGACAACCCACGCCCAGAACGACTCCCAGACACTCGGTGGCTTCACCGGCGTGGGCGAGAATCCGTCTGTTAATCCATCGAGTCCAGGCATCCCATCCTCCTGAGGAAACACGAGTATCCGACCGGTCGAGAGAAACACACGGACTTGGGGGCCACGCCAACTTACGCGCACAATGGTCGCCCCAACCACGTCATGCAAATACACCCCCGCGTCAAGCATGCCGCCTGTCTTTCATCGTCGCACCACCGCTAGCGCATCTTCCACGGAATGCACCACGCAGAGCTCTGGAAAATACACCGCCAACCGCTCCTGTGCCGCCGTGAGGTGCCCTCGAAGTCGTTTCACTTCGATGAGCACAATGGAGCCATTTGGGCACCGCACCACGAGGTCACAAAACCCGGGCAAGGCGGACGTGTCATGCACCGAACAGCCGACGCAACGCAAGGCCGTGCGAATCTCGGCATGCAGCGCGTCCGTTCGGCCAGCGCGACGGCTCATCCGTCCTCACCGGGCTCTCGTTCGCCACTCTGCCGTCGCTTGAAATCCACCGTCTGAGTCATCTCTCGCACCGCTGTCCAGCTCGGCGACGGCGTGGCGATCGTCGGTGCTCGCCGCTCGACAATCTTCGTGGGATCAAAAGCCTCCACCGCACAGGCCATGCACCGGATGAGCTGGCTAGACAAGCCCGTAATTTGAATGACCTCCATCGGTTCATAACGGAGAATATGACTCCCACAGCGGCCGCACAGATGGTCAGCGCGCGCTTTTTGCCAGGTCCTCATTTGAAAATCATCGCCAACGTCGTCAGACCGATAATCAGAACCGCGCTAGCAATAAATCCCAGGGCGAATCCTCTCCAAAATGCAGGACTTTCACGATATTTCTCGCGATACGCTGCGTCAGAAGTCATCGTGTTCTCTCGCGCACGAGCGCACAGGCGGTCCGGTGGGGATGCGCTGGCACATGATCGCACAACCACAGTCGGCCTGAGCATTCCTGCACCGTCAGACACCTGAGGACATGACAACATAAAAATCGTTCAGCTGGTGGGGGTTGCCATTGTCCACGACGAGGCCAAGCAGCCTCAAATTCACGCTTCAGACGTGCTAGGCGACTCGCGGTTCTCATGTTTCCCCAGCCAATAGACCGCCCAGCACGGAAAGCACAATCGTACATTTCGAAGCTGGCCGATCGACACGCAGAACCATTCTCGCTCATGACAGAGCATACACAACGTTATTGGTTCATGTTTCCACATCAACTCTCCTCGGATAGACGCCCGCTATTCCCCCGGTCACTAAAGAACTGGGCGGTGACGTTCTTGTACGGTAGATCCGTAGCTCCCCAAGCGAGCCGTACGCGCGCTGTACTGTAGACCGGAGGTCAACCCGGTCGAGCGTGACCGTTTGTACCCATGTCGTCCGGGCGATGACGTTGCATGGTCGCCTCGCGCGCTCAATCCACGGTCCTCTCGGAGTCCCACGGCGTCGAGAGTGCCACCGAATCGCGAACTCATCGTGCGAGCCCCGAAGCGTGGAAAGGCTTGACGGTCGGGTGGGCGCGTGGTAGGGTTGAACAGCCGTTCAAACGGCGGGTCTCCCTGCTGTCATACCCAGCGCGGCGATCTGAAGCGCCCCGCAAGGAACGGGGCGCTTCGTCTTTCAGGGCGAGTATACACGGTCCTCTACTAAAGTCAATTGAACAATCGTTCAAATCATTGAAGCGTGGGCGGTGAACGCTTCTCCACGCCGTGACATTACGGCGCATCTGGGGTGCGTTCCTTTCGTGATAGATGACGTCCGCCGCCCATCCGTCGATTCGTGCGCGCATTCCCGTTGATTTCATCGAGAATCTTCGCCGCATCCCAGAGATCCACGAGTTGATGTGCCGTGATGATCTTGGCTTTCCAGAGCAGATCCGCCAGGTCTCTCAGGCGATCAGGCAGCAAGGGCATCATCCGATACGCCTCCGTTCGGCACGTAACCGTCCTGCAGATCGTCTGAGCTTGGCGACCAGACTCCAGCGCGGTGTCAACGTCGTCGTCCCCACCAGACGCCCACACCGTTGACAGGTCCATTCCAAGACACCAGTCGCATCACCAAACGGATCACGCTGCTGTTGAAGTAGCAAATCGTGGCGCATCAGCCAGAGGGTCGACCAGCAGCGCCGCATCAATCCTCCTGTCGAAAGCGCGCAATCACGGCTGAGTCGAGATGGCAGGTCCGACAGAGCAGCACCGCATGGGCCATCGCGAATCTCCATTCAGGTCGGACATTGCGTCCATGGCGATGATGCACTTCGCCGCGACGCTCGAGCTCCACGGCGCCGCGTTGTACACGCCGGCCACAACCGCGACACCGCGAGGCATCGCGCGTCCAGACGGCATCGAGAAATAGCCGCTCTTGTTTCGCGCGCCACGCTTTGACGAGGCGCTGCGCGAGCAGGCGTGTCGGTGGCTTCGGCTGCGGATGATG